AAATCATTCATTTGATTTTCTAAAAATGCTTCACGATTCTCTTGAATCCGTTCACTTTCTATTTCTTCTAAAGCTTGTAACCTTGTCTCGATTTCGGAAGGAGTAGCGTCTTCTTCAGCTACATCTGTTTCTATGGTTTCAATGCTATCGATTCCTAGTTTTTGAACTTCTTCTGGATTATCATAAAAGTAATCTTTTATGTGATCCTTAAAGTCATCGTCTTTCTGCACTTTTTCAACAAACTTATTCCACTTTGATAGATCTTGAGCTTTCTTAGTATTAGACTTTTGCCAATTCTCTTTATTAGCTGAATCTTCTTTCCAAGACATAATAGTGTCCAGATCATACTTTTCACCATCTATCTCAATACTATCATCATCCTCCTCTGCCTCAATTACTTCTTCTGTTTCTTCAACTTCAGAAGTTTCCTCAGATTCTGGTTTTGCTGTTTCAACTTCAGCGATTGGAGACTCTGTGGTCTCATCTAAAGAGGCTAATTCCTCTTCTGTTATTTCTACTTCGTTGTACTTATTTACCATTTGACGCTCCTTTTGAGTTGGTCATTGTTAATAAAATTATACTGTTAAACTTCTAGTTTGCGTAGGACTTCCACCTCTTGCATTACTTGTATTGTATACTTTGCCATTATAAATAAAGCTAGATTTTCCTTGACTAGATGCATATGAGTTTGCATTTGCCAAGCTTATTCTACTACTATAATCTACTGTCTTACCTTTAAGTGATACATCACTAGCTACTCTGGAATTATACTTTCCAGCCATTTTTTTAATCATACTAGATTTTGATTTAGTATTTTTCTTCTTCTTCTTTGACATTTGATATTCCTTTTATCATTTCTTTTCTTGCTAACTTTTGCACTTTTTCATCTTGTGATTGAAATGCACTCATTACACATTCTTTAGTTACTCCATTGTATCCATTACTCATACACCAGTTTTTTAGAGATATTTCTTTAAGCTTCTTGTTCATCGTTCATTCCCATCATCTCTCTGTATTTTAACTGAGCATCCATAATTTCATCTTCATCTGTAGAAGTATTCATAATCTGTACTTGTTGTTGTATAGCTTCTTCTCTCTGTCTTTTTTGCTCTAGCATCTCTTCCAGAATTTCTTTTGATATATCTTTTTGTGTCCATCTCCAGAACTTCTCTTGGTCTAACAAACCTAACTGTACAAGATCTAACGCTTGATCAAATCTATTAGCTCTACTTTCTGGCATAGAACTTCCCGGTATATACTTAAAATCTAAATCTTCTGATAGCTCATATGGGTTAACTTGATCAAACTCATAACCAGTATCTGTTATACGTCTTATATTTATTGGCTGTTCATAATTATTGACCAGTAATTGCAATGTAATTCTATACATAGAAATTATAGCATCTTGACCTACTTCTCGCTCTTTTGTTCTAATAATTTGTTGCGATGCCTCTTGTAACTGTTGTATAGCTCTAGATGCTGTAACACCACTAGGATTTCTACCTTGTGTTATATCGTGTACACCACTTACAATATCAGTCATTTTCATCATACTATCTGCCATAGGAATACTGGAAGATGATATATTACCGGCTGGTAACCTTTGTACACTTTCGTGTGGACCACCAGTATAGAATATCTGTCCCGGTTTATCTGTAGGTCTATTGCCAGATGTTTTGGCCATTGCCTTACTCATAACTATAGCTGGATTACCGTGGTATATTAAATTATCCATAGCTTGAGATAACGATATAGACGTACCTACCACCAAAGACTCTACAATCTCTGGCTCACCTTTACCCCAAACAGTATGAGCATCTTGATAGTTCTGGAAACATACTAATGGAATAAATTTATAAGGTGATTTGGTTTTCTGTAATAATGTTTTACCACACCAAGTAGCTACACATAACTCTTCATCTTCATAATACCACGCCTCTTTTACCAGAGCTTGACCACCACCATACTCATCATCCATACTATCTTCGTGAGGTGATAAGCTTTTAAAATCTAATCCGGGTACTTTATCTGTTGCATACTTATCTACATTCTTTACAAACGATTTGTATTCATTTAAAGATCCTTCACCTACTACTTTTTTACCATACTCTTTTTCGATATCTTTGCAGTATTTAGGAGTAGCAAATATCACACATTTAGCATCTTCTATTGATGTAGCCAATGGGTCTATAAATACTGTATATGGGTCTGGCACACTATAATTAATTACACCATCATCAATGGTTATTTTAATAAATCCATTACCATATAACAGTCCATCTCTTTTCATATTAGCTACTGCTCTACTGGCCTTAGCGTTAGCCATTTCATTCTCTATAGCTTCTTGTGCTATTCTAGCTGAATCAACTTGATCTTCTCTCTTAGGCATTATATCTACCTTAGGGTTACGATCAGTCATTATAGAGTATATAGTCTCTAATATAGAATGTACGAAGTTAGGCTCTATTCTAGATTTATATTTAGGTAAGTTAAACGGTTTTAACATCTGACCGTTATACAGCTCTTCGTTACGTCTCCATCTATTTATTTTGTGTTTTTTAGCATTTTTAGATGACTCAAACTTAACTTCTAGCTTTCTTATCTGATCTAGATCTTCACCTTCATTTAGGTCTACATCTGGATATTTCATCTAATCTCCTATTCTAACCCATTTGGAGTTTCAGTATTCATACCGTCTCCATACTCCGATTTCTTTTTCTTTTTTTTCATACTTATTTTCTTTAATGCTTTTTTATAGGCTGACATTCCTTTTTTATCATACCCATACGTTTTTCCATCTAGCTTTGGCATCTTATCTCCAATCATATGACCAATTATCTTCACTTGGATTTAACAATCTTTCGTATTTTAACTGGTCTTTTGTTTTTCGTTTTTTAGGTACGCTTGGTGCATTGATATGTGTTAGTGCATATCTTACAGCATCTACAGCGTGGTCCTCTAAAGTTGTGTCTAAGTCCTCTGGTTTCTTTTCATCAAATATCATATCTGGAATTGTTCTCTCTAGATTAGGACATTTGCCATCTATTATAAAGAAACTTGGTATTACGTTCTTTCTATACCTCATCATCTGGGACATATTTCTCCAACCATTTACTCTACTGTTATTGGCTGGTACTAGATTAGGTACACCACTTGCAATCAATGCATTGGCAATACTAACCTCACTATACATCTCTGTCTCTGGTCTATTCCAACTCATTGGATTTCTGGTCCACATTGATGGATCGCCTAGTGACTGGTGTATATCCTCCTTATGACTAATTTTTGCTATCATCTCTCCCCATTCAGATGGATGCTTCTCTCTCCCGTACATCTCTCTGTAACAGAACACTCTATTGTTAGGTGCAACCTCTACCCATATAGCACAAAATGGTGCTGAGAAACCCCAGTCAATACCTATGTACTTACGGTTATACTCTTTACCATATCCTAACTTCCTTGCATTGTCTTCATTTATGACGTGCAGTCTAGGATTCCATTCTGTAAAATACTGTCCAGCAAATACATCCCAGTCTCCATCCTTCCAAGCTGATCTCATTGGCTCTGGAAGTGAGTCTAGGAATCTAACATAGTCTGGATCCTTTGCTACTAGCGTAGGATTATCTTCTACTGTAGCTGGTATAAACACTCTATATCGTTCACTTATCGGATCTTTAAATGCTTTGTTATCTTCATTCTTACCTACTCTCCACCGTTTCTTAATCCATTGATGACCAGCACCTCCGGGATTCGCAGTACAAAATATCTGTGGCCTAACATCACAAGTAGATCTAACTGAAGATACTAATTTCAAATAGCTTTGCTCATCTGGGATCTGACCCAACTCTTCTATCAACAGTCTGTGTATCTCCCAACCTTGGAACTGTGTGTATGCATTAGCATCTCTTAAATGTCCCGTAAATATCTTTGCTCCAGATGGGAACTTAAATACTGCTGGTTTGCCAGATACCGTTGCGTTAGGGAATAACTCTGATGCCCTATCAATCCAGTTCCGTAAATCAGTATGATTCCTACGAATACACAACCCAGTAAAACTAGGATTGTCAATAGCTTTAAGCAACCATACAATACCAGCATCAGTCTTACCACCACCTCTTGCACCACCATATAATATTTCAAAAGCACTTTCATCTATAGATAATGCTAGTGTCTGTGGACCTTTGTGTGGTTGCCATTTAATCTTCATCCGATGTTACCGATTTTTGTGCTGGCATTACTATTATTCCAGAATCATCTGTATCTATCTTTAGCTCAGATGACTTCAATGCTGGGACTATTCTTTCTATAACTAACTTAGCACATTGCATAGCCTCTGGACTCTGATTGTCCTCACCTAATGTACTAGCTGTCTTTAAAATCTTATCGATTACAGCCTTACCAGTAGGGTTATCTCTAAACCTTTCTGCTAATGATTTTCCTTTTGGTGGTCTACCATTAGGGTTACCAGATACACCTTTCTTCCACAAACCTTTAGAATCTCTTTCTGGCTCGTGTTTCTTCACGTTATACTCGACGGGAGTGTCATCTCG